AAAATCGACGGTTTCAAACCGTCGATTTTTCGTTTGCGCCGAATTTCAAGATTTAATTTCCGGCTTCTCCGATACGTTTCGATTGGTACCAACTATCCCGAAAACGATCGCCGATAAGGTTGAAAGTCCCTGTTTCGCCGCTTTCTTCGGCGAATTTGCGGGCTTGCGGGATGTCCGTAAATTCACCCAGCTTGCGAAAACCGATGAACAGTTTGTAGATACCGGGATTGGCCCGGTGTTTGGCGACCTCGCTTTGGAGCAGGGCGCACAGTTCGGCATACTTGGCCCTTTTCTGCGCCAATTTCTTTTTGGCGCAGCGCAATTTTTCGTCTGTCGTCGGGTCGAAAAACAGATCGTTACCGCTCATGTAACTAACGTATTCCTCCATTTTACGCCCGATTTTCGTAATCTGCGCTTTCGCCGCTGCCACGCACGAGAGCAGGGAGCCGAACCCGGTTTGCAGTCCCGTCCGCTTGTCGTAGTAACAATAATAAACCTGCACGCCCTTACGGGGGTATTGGCAGACGTATTTGGCCCTACGCCACTCGACGAGCCACCGCCAGCGGTCGAGCATCCTGCAGGGCATGTCTATTTTATGCAGGACGACCCGCGAACGGTCGTCCTCGCGGTACTCGAACGTGATATATACCCAATGTTCTATTTGCAGTTCCCGTTCGGCACGGGCGAGGTTTTTGGCCATCTGCATCCAGTCGTCGATTCTCTCCCGTGCCATCGTTACGCCGTTTTGCAGGTTTCGATTTCGGTATGCCGGGCGAGCCATTCGCGCACGCTCGCCATGTTGTATTCGGAGGTTACGACCGCCGTGCGGTCGCCGATTTGCGTAAAGCGGGTGCTTTCGTAGCCGTCGATCCACTCCTTCAGGGTCGATACGCCCCACGCCTGCGGATCGTCGAAGATACGGCGCTCCTGCGTGCGGATAGGCTCGGCAAAAGTTACGACAAGTGTTTCATAGTCCGGTCGGACAGGTTCGGGGAGCAGGCGCAGGTATTTCAAAGAGCCGGATTCGTCGTCCTTGTCCCCATGCGCCCAACCGCTGTGCAAAATTTCGTTACCCCAGCGCTGGGGCTCGTCGTAACGCACTTTTACCTCCGCCGTATATTTCGTAACGGTTATGTCCTCGATTACTCCCGTAACCATTGTGCCGAAGCTGATGCACTCGCACCTTCTGCCTATCAATTCCTTGCTTACCTCTGTCGTTTTCATTGTTGTTCTCCATTAAATAAGTTCTACTTCCGCGTTGTCGTTATTTCCCCGAAATGCTCCGGCCGCATAGTAAGCGTATCGGTTGTGCCAATTACTGCGGCGTTTGATATAAGCCATAGCCGGGGGACGTATCTCGACGGATGTTGTGTAGATATTATATCCGATGGTTATGACTAATTCACAGTTGCGCCATATCTCGAAAGGCGTTCTGAATCCATGCTTGCCCTCGACGAGTTCCAAAGCCTTTGCGACTGTGCTCCGGGCTTCATCGGTCGATTCAGTGAGGGTCTTGCGGGTTCCCTCTTTGTAGATGATTTTCATAGCGGTCGGTGTTATGGGGCGGCAGCCGCCGCCCCGATTGTTACTTATATTCTCCGAAATTGGTGATGATCCCGAACCGTCCCGTGTCGTTATACATACCGGAGCAATGCAACCTCCGGCATAGGGCGGAGAGTTGTTTTTCGGTAATGCCCGATACGACTATCGCCGTGCGGTCGTGCTCGCAAATTCTTACCCGGTATCGGGTTTCGAGTTGGGCAAGGACGGCATACGCCCTTGTCGTTTTGTCGTTGTGTTTTTGATTTTTCATAGTTCAGTCGATTCATTTTTCTTACTTGCAAGGGCGATCAGGTTATCGAAACTCTCGTTCAATACGACAGCCCTTTCTCTCCGGTAATCCTCTGCCGGATCGCACTCGCCGACGGTAAACTCCCAAACCTCCATGTATTTGGCTTTCCATTTCCGAACCACCTCTGCATCCGGTAATGATGTGTGCAGGTCGTGTCGGCTGCAAATGGCGTTCAACAGGTCGATGTAGCACATGAACAGGTCGCTTTGGGGCATCCCTGCGTGCAACAGCGTATAATCCCGCTTTACAATGTCCCGGACGGCGTTCGATATGTTGTCGATGATCCCGTCTATATAATCCCGCGTAGAATCGTTTTCGTAGATTCCTGATCCCCATGTTCCCATAGTTTTGTCTGTTTTTGGTTGATAAAAGGTTTGAACGGCGGCTTTTGCCGCCCCGATTTTATTTCTTCGTGATATGTCCTTTGACTACGACCTCTCCGTTTTTGACCAGTTCTATTTCCCCGTAGGTAAAGCCCATTTCTTTAATAGCTATAAATCGGATATAATCGTGATATTCCGATTTCTTTGCAAAATTTCGCCCCGTAAGGTTGTTGAAAATCATCGGAAGCGAAAACTCGCAATCCGACCGGAGTACGGTTTTTCCGTTCTGCCGGATTTCGTAAGTCTGGTTCTGTTTATTCGTGTCTGTTTTCATGGTTTGGGTGTTATGGGCGGCTTTCGCCGCCCCGATTCTAATTATTGAAAGATTTAGGATTATGCTGTCAGTCGATTTTCTATAAGGTGCATATTGTGCTGAACGAGTTTTATAATCTGCTTGTGGTACGGACTGTCTTTGTTGCATACGCCCCGGCTCTGCGCCACCTCCAATCGGGATAGCGAAACCTCGACCGTTTCGAGCCGTTGGCCGTCTATCGAGGCCGAGAGGATCAGCGAATCGTCCCGGCGGTAATATTCGTTGGTAAAGACGCAATGGTGCATGGCTTCGCCTTCCTGCCGGAACTGTTCGATGCTCTCCAAGACCCGGACATGGATTTTACCGTCCGTAAGGTCGATACCGAAAAAGCGCCCTTTGGCATCCCGGTATTGTTGTTCATGGCGCATTGCTTCCCGTATGCGTTCCTGCTCTCTCTGCTTGCGGTAATGCTCCCGTTTCAGTTCCACATAGCGGTCGTGTTCCGCTTCGAGGTCGGCGGGGCACACATATTTGGCATTGCGTAAATCCTTATTGAAAAAGCGCAACAGGTCTATATAGTCGCACCACATTCCCGCATCGGTAATTGCGTACCCGCTGCGGGTAACGATACGGATACTCGGCCAGTAGTCGTCCAATGTGCGGGGATTCTCGGCAAAGTGTTTCAAGAGCGTAACCTGTCCGGTTTTAAGCAGGGTTTCGGCACGGCTGTCGCGCAGCAGGGCGCAGAACATCTCCGGCGGGGATATGTGGTAAAACTGTCCGTTGTAACCGCTTCTTCGCAGTTCGGGCAGGAGTTGCGGCCGGGGATGGACACAACGGGGATGGATATTATACAGCGGCTTATGGGGACGCAGTTCCAACGAGGTGGTATAATTCCACGTTTTGTAGAAAGGCCGGTTCGTTATGAGTCTTGCACGGGTGGCGCATCGCCCGTCCGGGGCGATCCACCGCTGCACGACTTCAGAATGAACGTATTTCGCCCTTTCTCCGATACGGACATAGTAGGTCAGATGTACGAAGCGTAATACCTGCATCCCGCCCCGGACGGTCATAAACAGGGCGTAGTCCGCCATGTCGTAAATCCGGCGCAGGTGGTTGTCGTCTATGGTCAGCCGGGTATGGCACGCGGGGCAGATACAATGCGTCCGCGCCGTCTTGTCCGTCCATGCGTGTCCGCACTCGGTGCAAGTTATCACGCCTTTTGTCGTCCTGCGTCCGTAGCGGACGAAGCATCGGTCGAACGCCCACCGTATCTGCCGGGCGGAGATGGGACGGAGTGTGCGCCCTGCCTCTTCTATTTGCTGTTCAAAACTATTTCTCGGTTGCATAATCTTGATAGTTCGGGTGGATGAATTAGGCGGCAATGCGCTTTTGGATAAGGGGCATATTGTCGTTTACAAGCCGCACGATTTTGTCGTGGTACTCCGTTTGTTTGTTGCATACGCCCCGGCTTTGAATAACTTTGAGTTGGGAGAGGGACACCTCTACGGTTTCGATGCGTTTGCCGTCTATGGTGGCCGAAAGGATGAGCGAATCGGCTTTTTTATAGTATCCGTTCGTGCCGACGCAATGGTGCATGGCCTTACCCTCCATGATGATTTCTTTCACACTCTCCAACACCCGGACAGCGATTTGCCCGTCAGTGAACATAAGGCTGAAGAATTTGGATTTGGCTCTATGGTAGGCGCACTCTTTCTGAAGATATGCGGAGAGGTTTTCGGCTATTTCCCGTTCGGCTTCCCTGCGGGCGATTTTGGCTATACAGCGGTCATGTTCCCGTTTAAGATCGGCGGGACATACGTATTTGGGGCTGTGCAGGTCTTTACCTAATGTCCGCAAAGCGTCTATATAGTCGCACCATGTCGTTGCATCCGTGATTTTATAGTCGTTGCGGACGGCGATACGGATACTCGGCCAATACTTGTCGAATCTGCGACCGCTATCATCCAAATACAGTTGTAATAGGCTGTCCTGTCCCATTTTGAGCAGGGATTCCGCCCGGTTATCGGAGAGCAGGACACAAAGTAAGGTCGTCGGGTTCTGACCGTACAATCCGCCCTTATATCCCGTTCGTTTCAGTTCGGGGATGAGTTTCATCCGCGGGTATATATCGTCCGTGTAAATCTTGTCATATACCCACGATTCGCTGTGCAGTTCCAAATCAGAGGAATAAATCCATTTGTCGTAATACATCGTTCCCCATACCCGGCTCCGGGCGAAGGTGCAGTATTTGCCGTCGGGGGCTATCCACCGTTGCATGACTTCGCGGCAAAAGCGGTTCAGCGGTCGTCCGACTTTGGCATAATAATTCACCATAAACACCCGCACGACCTGCATCCCGTCGCAGGCGGTTATATAGGTGGCGTATTCCCTTTGCTGGAATTTCTGTTTGCGGGTGTCCTCTATCCGCAGTCGTGTGCGGCAGGCGGGGCAGGTGCAATGTTTCCGTTTGGTGTCGTTGTGGAACACCTCGCCGCAGTCGAGGCAGGTAACGACACCTTTTCTCGTGCGCCGACCTACCGATTCGATAACTTTGGTATAGGCCCAGCGTTCCTGCGCGGGGGTCAGCGGTGGCAGTTTCTTGCTTGCTTCGACTGCCTTCTGTTGGAATTTATTTCTCGGTTTCATGGTGTATCGAATTAAAATAGTGATGATTGGGTGGCTGTTTCGGTTTTCTTGGTCTTGTTCTTACCCTGCGTAATTTTCCGGTAGGCTTCATCTGTGGCCCGCTGCATGGCTTTTGAATGGGCTTCGGCCTTTTCCGCTTCGGTGAGTTCGATAGTATGGTTTACTACTACTTTGCAGTTGGCGAGCGGCTTGCCAATGTCAATGTTATCCTCGTCGTAGTAGTGCATGGCGAGCGAGTAGATTTCATCGTCCGCGAAGCCGTTACACCCGCTTTGCTTCACATAGTTGAGGATGAATGTTATACAGTCGTCGATGTTCTTCTTGGGATTGGCGTACCGGGGTGCGAACAATTCGTCCTCCTGCGCCCGGCGCTGTAAATAGCTTTGGATCGTCTGTTTGAAATAATCGGTCGCTTTATTCTCTTGTGCCATGATGGTTTGTTTTTATGGGGGACGGGGTTACCGTCCCCGGGTGAATGTTCAAAAGAGCCAAAAATCAATGTCTTCGTCCGTGAGGGCATAAGTGTTCCTTATGCTGTTGAGATATTCGGCGTATGCTGTTCTAAACCGGGCATTACATTCCTGTAAATCGCCCCGGACGGGATGCGCTTCGCACCATTGTTTGAGAAAAACTTCGTTTGCCTTTAAGAACCGGAGAAACCGGGTGAGTTCGGGCGGCTCCGGGGCATCGTCGGGCAGGAAAAACACGCTTCCGCGCAGTTCTCCTGTTTGGGGATGTCGTGTAAACAACTGCCGGGCGGTTCCGATTCGGATATAATTGTCTTTAATGCCGTAGTGCTCGGCAATAGCCGGAATATCGACGGCCGTCTGAACCGAAAAGGGGGTTATTTTGATTGCATCGCGCTGGATATATTCGCCCTCTTGGAGTATGACTTTTACATTAGCCTGCGGTTCGCTTTGGGTGATATATTCGTTGAGTGTCATATCTGTTGTTTTTTGCAGGGGAGCGGGGCCACCGCCCCCCCCCGGATTGGATTACTGTCTTTGCGGATTACTTGATAAGCGTGTCGGTTAGATAGAATTTGCGGTGGCAATCCTTTTTCTTGAGTGCTTCCCCGATGAGCCACGCGAACCGTTCGCGTCTGAACTCCTCGGATTTATCCTTGTGGCACGTCCAACTCTGCTCCTTTTCGTATTGCTTGGCCTGTTCTTCCAATATGGGCAGGTATTCCGCCGTTGCGCCGTCCATTCGGAGGTAGTCTTTCGTCCCCTTGTGCCGGAAAGAGACGAGGCAGTAATTTTCGGGGTACAGGCGTATCGTTTCAGTGGCTTTTTCATAGAAACAAACCGCCAAATATTTGTCTGCCAATCCTTTGTAGGAGGGGCTGTTATGGCAGTATTTTTCTATCGTGTCGGAAATGGTCGCATCCTCGGAGAGTTCCTCCCGCAGTTCTTTTTCCACCCGTCTGAAGGCGTCGGACAATGAGGGATAAACGGCGATTATTTCTATCCGTTTGTTTTTGGTATCGTCGCCCTGCTTACGGGTCGATACGATGATAATGTTGTAGCGGTTGTCGCTCCACGCTTTGACCTCGATATAATACCCTAAATCCGTGTTGATTGCATTGAGGGTGTTAAACGTGTCGGTCGAGCCTTGTCTTTGCAGATAAATGGTTTTCATATTTTCGGATTTTTATGATTCGTTGGTTTATGTGGGGGGCGAGGCTGCCCCACGAATTAGACTTTCAGATTATCCAGCCATGCCGATTAACTCGCGCACCTGCATTTCTTTCGCTTTGGGAAAGATCCACCCGGCGCATTTCTCTCCGCGGTATGTCAGTCGCCCGTTGAACCGTCCGCCGAGGTCGGATAATGCGTCCTTTATGGGCTTCGTATCTCCGAATAGGGCTATCGCTTTCTCGGAGTAGTTCACGAGGATAAAATCGCCTTGAACAGTGGTTTGCCCTTGTTCTTGTTCCGGTGTGCGCTCCGGCTTGGGGCTACTGAGCCGGATATTATTCTCGTCTCCGGCAATATAGGCCAACCGTTCGATAAACCCCTCGCGGGTGTAGTGGGTCATTTTGTGGATGCTCCAACCATAAGAGGGGCTCTTGCCGAGTGTGAAACCGGGGTAACGGTGTTCGTAGTCCTTGTTATATTCGGTCAAATACGCCGTTTCGGGCAGGTTAGCGGCGGCTTTCCGCAGTTCCCCGAAGCCGTTGCGGGAGGTGGTCGAAAAGCCGAGAATTACGGTGCGGACGCTCCGGGTTTCCCGGCACTCGTAAGAGGGGTCTGTGTATTCCGTTATATTAAGTTCGGCGAGGATGACCCCCTGCACGTTATCGGGCATAATCCGGCGCAACCGCTCCGCACCGATTGCCGCGATCCGGTCGTGTTCGGCCTTTGCACGGGCTTTCGCGTCGGCTTCGTCCTTTGCTTTCTGCTCCGCTTCGGCAACAAGGGCGGCAACCTCGAAAGTGTCCATAAATTCCGAGGGCGTGTCGGTGTAGTACATGCCGATACCGAATTTCCGCGAGTATGGCCGGAGGATGTCGGTACGCCGGATCGCTTTCGTTTCGAGGTTTACCAAATGATACATATATCCGTTGGCATCGTGTTCGACCTTGTAAATTACAAGTCGGTCGCGCATTGCGCCGGGGCCTTCAGAAATGACGATTTGGTTTTCCTTTGCGACTTGAATTTCGGTGTCGGAGGTCGTACCGCCGAATAATGAATAATATTTTGCCATGACTTTCAATGATTTAGAAGATTTGGGAAAAGAGAAAGGAGAAAAAGCCGATTAGAACGACGAGAGATAAAAGACAGGAAAGGATACCCCGCAGGAGGTCATAGCAGAACAGAAAGGCCAAAACGACCCAAACAAAGCCGCTCCCGAAGAGATAAAAACCCAGCGCGACAGCCCCGATTTTCAGCCCTGCCCGCAAACCCGCACCCATGCTGAGTGGAAGGTTGGAGGTTTTCGGTTTCCTGTTCTTATTTTCTGTGCTTTTCATAACCTTTCGACTTTTTTTTTATGCCGTAGCGGAGCCGGTGTGGATGGTATCCGGTTTCAGGAGCATGAAAAAGAAGGGCTTAGCCCATGTCAAGATTTTTGCGGGAAATACGCTCGCCCGAAGGGAAAGAGGAAGATTTTTCGCAAAACCGCCCCGCGGCTTGATCTTGCAGGGGCGTGCAGCCCGTAAATACCTTCGCTTCTGAAACCGGATACCATCCGCACCGGGTTCGTGAAGGCGGCTTATAAATGAGGAGAAAGGTTATGAAAAGTGCGGAAAATAACTGTGGCGAAGGGCGTAACGAATCAGCCCTTCGCCCGCACACCAGACACAAAAAAGTCTCGATATGAAAAAGTTATTTGAATTTTAACCTTCAATGTGGTGATATATTATTAAATTCAAGTCGGTTAGGACTGGAAGATTTCCACATAAGGTCTGCCAAATCTTTGTTTCAAATTTATGATTCTTGTCAAGAATTTATTATCTTTATAAGATAAAACTCTTCGTTATGGAATCGTTTTCTATTGTTGCACTTCAACTTTTACCGGATTGTTCCAAGCATATCCGAAAGGTTCTTCAAGAAGATTGGTATTTCTTTACTCAGAAATACCATTTAGATCCCGACACAAAGTATCCGATTCGCAACCCGGATTATAAACTTCCCGATGATTTTTTCGATCCCAAGATCAGCATTAGCGCCATTGTCGGTAAAAATGGCTGCGGTAAGAGCACCATCGTAGAGATTATGCTGCGCGTAATAAATAATTTTGCCGTCAATATTACTGCCAAGGCACATAAAGACTGCCAGTTATACCCCGTTTCAGACGTAAACGCGGCTCTTTATTTTGAGATTGATGGCAAACTGAATTTTATCGAAACATCGAAAGCAGGTATTCTTTGGGGGATAATTGGCACCTTCGGGAAACGAGTTCATCCAAATAAGATTGAGAAGACAACACCGTTGGAGAAGGCTTTACAGCAGTTACGCCAATTTTTCTTTACCATTGTCAATAATTATTCATTCCACTCCTACAATGTGGATGATTATGGGGAGGAAAGTGTTGGAAAGGATAAGATTTGGATCAACTCACTGTTCCATAAAAACGATGGGTATCTTACTCCTGTCGTACTCAATCCTTTTCGTCGGGAAGGCTGTCTGGATATTCGAAAAGAGACTTTGTTGACCAACAGCCGTCTGGCTTATCTGTTCTATTATTTCAACACGAAACAGTTCGGTGATTTTATCGACGATTATCAGTATCGTTCTTTATCGTTTAGTTATAATCAATCCCGTGTTGAAGAAAAGTATACATACAACCTTGTTCGGAACAAGAAGACATATGATACGAAGTTGGTCAAGCGAGTTTCCGTTAAAAAGAAGGGGCGTGATTACTTCAATATTACTCTCAAAGCCTATCTCGGTGAAAATATCCGGTCCGGAATACCATCTCTGAGTGGGGCATACAAATATCTGGTTGCAAAAACATATCATATCGTAGCGACATATCCCAATTATACCGGGCAGAAATATGTTGCTGTTAAGGATCTTTCGGAATATTGCTCCCAAGAGGAGGAATCTCGGATCAAAGATCTCGTTCGTAAGCTTTTAAACGATTTTTCTCATGTGACATTTAAGATAAGACAGACTCTCAAATATATAGATTATGTCACGCATAATGTAAACGCAACTGACGGGCGGGATTTTCAGAACCTCACTGAAGATTATATTAGGTACGAGCCCAAAAACTTGCAGATATTGGAAGGATTGAATACTATACACAAGGAACAAGTTTCCATGCCTCCGTCGTTTTTCGATATTCGGATCGAGTTGTCCAAAAGCGACGGAGCAGTAATCTATTTCGATAAAATGAGTTCCGGGGAACGGCAATTCCTATTTTACATGAGCACGATTCTCTATCATGTCCGTAATCTGGACTCAGTTGTCGATGACGTGGAGAGTGTCCATTATAACTATGTCAATATCGTTTTGGAAGAGGTCGAATTGTATTTTCACCCCGAATACCAAAGACAATTCATCGACAAACTAATCAACTATTTGAAAAAAAGTCAATTTAACAGAATCAAGCATTTTAATATCATAGTTGTAACACATTCCCCATTTATTCTTTCGGATATCCCCCAGGATAATGTCTTGTTTCTTAAAGATGGTAAGAATGATAATGAAGTATGCGATTTCAAGACTTTCGGTGCCAATATCCATGATTTGTTACGCACCAGTTTCTTTTTGGAAAATGGATTAGTCGGTGAATTTGCAAATAATAAAATAGAAGAGCTTCTCACCTTATTGCAAGGGGATAACAATAGCAAGAAGCAATGGTCTACCGCTGACGTTCAATATATTATCAATACAATTGGAGAAGATTTGATCCGTGAAGCATTACAAGAATTATACGATATCCGATACCAAGACCGGGTTACACGACGCAATGAACTTGAGCGTCAGATGAAAGAAATTGAGAGACAATTAAGTTTACTGGATCTATGAAACGAATCTACATCGACGATAAATTATATCACATAGCAAAAGATTATGCAAAAGATCCTTTTGCCCGACGGCGAAAAGATTTTAAGCGCCCACCTGTATTACTTCAGGAACTATATGCCGCTTTACCGGAAGAAGACGCCAGCTATCGAGAGTATGTTCAGAAAATAATCGACGAATATGAAGATTTGAACTGCCTAAAACCTTCTGAGGTAGCACGTACAAAACGGAAGTTCGATCGTATTTTACCAGAAGCGGATCTCGGTAAAATGTTTACTATAGAAGGTGAGTCGGCGAAGTTTTACGACCTTATTATTAAGGCGCTAAGGTATGATGATTTGCGCAAATCCGATTATATACATAATAGCGGATATTTGGGATTATCAATTAAAACCTGCGTCTATTGCAATGCGCAACTTGCTGTTGTTTTGGAGAAAACAGCAGGAGGAACACAAGCAAAATTTCAACTGGATCATATCCGTCCCAAGTCCAAATATCCATTTCTTGCAATTTCGTTTTTCAATCTGTGCCCGTCATGCGGAAACTGTAATTCTGTAAAGAACGATAATTCTGTAAAATTCGATCTTTATACCGAGGATTCTAAGGATGACCTGAATCCGTTTCTCTTTTACGTAACCAAAGATTCGATCGTCAAATACATGAAATCTTATGATGAAGAATGCCTGAAAGTTGGTTTTCTTTCAACGGATGGATACCAGGCGTTGTCTAAAGACCATGACAAAAACTTTAGCATCACGGGAATTTATAATACGCAGAAAGATATTGTGGCAGAACTAATTCAGAAAAAAGAGATTTATACTGAAAGCTATAAGCAACATTTAGCAAAACAGTTCAAGGATCTTTTCAAAGATGAATCTATAATCAATCGGCTAATCATTGGCAATTACGATACTGTTGAAGATATCCATAAGCGACCAATGGCTAAATTTACACAGGATATAGCGCGACAATTGAATTTGATTAAATAGACCTCTTATTTTTTATAAGTATATATTCATGATGTAATCGCTTCTCGATAAACAATAAGTAAAGTACAGAATAAGGTCTATCCGGCTAAGGCTTTCGAGCAGCCTCTCCAAGGTGGTCGTCGAACGACCGCACGAGAAGCAGTGCGCCATAAAAGGTTTCTTGCGGACGTCTTTTTGCCGATATAGACTCCGAACTTCCCATCCTTACTGCAGAACGGACACCGCGCGATGAGGTTCTTCCCGCCGCCGTTTGTTCGTGCCCCGAGTTCCGTCCGACGCTCGGCCACAAGCAAGTCATACATATAAAGAAATAGCCGCAGTAGCGGCAATGGGATGGTAAAAACCATTTTTATTTCTCTTTTGGATGGAATTTTTCATTTTTCGACAAATTGTTGCTGAAACATTTTATGTTTTCCGGCAAAATAGAACGAAAACATTTCCGTATTTTCGTCAAAACATTTATCTTTGCAGTAAATGAAAAATTTCAGTCATGCTCGAAAAAATATTCAAGCGTAAGATCTACGAAAGAATGCTCCGATGGAAGCAAGAAAGCGATGGACATACGGCACTTTTGATAAAAGGTGCGCGTCGAATCGGAAAATCGACCATTGCCGAGGAATTTGCTCGTAAAGAGTATGCATCCTATATCATCATCGATTTTTCGATAGCAGACGATGCGGTCAAAGAGTTGTTTTCACATATTTCGGATCTGAATTACTTCTTTTTACGGATTCAGTCGCTATTCAATGTGTCATTGCATAAACGGAAATCGGTTATCGTTTTCGATGAAGTACAACTATGTCCTCCGGCACGACAAGCAATCAAGCATCTTGTAAAGGATCACCGATATGACTATATTGAAACGGGGTCACTCCTTTCCATCAAAAAAAATGTGAAAGGAATCGTGATACCGAGCGAAGAAACACGTATCGCAATGTATCCGCTGGACTACGAAGAGTTCCTATGGGCTATCGATAAACTCCAGACTTATGAGTTGCTCAGATACTCGTATCAAAATTTTAAGTCTTTGGGTGATGCCGTCAATCGTGATCTTATGCGCAATTTCCGTCTGTACATGCTCATCGGCGGTATGCCTCAGGCTGTAAATGCATATCTTGAATCGAATGATTTTTCAGCCATAGATGCGGTAAAACGAAATATCCTCGAACTGTATATCGATGATTTCCGTAAAATCGATCCGACAGGACGTGCTTCGCGTTTGTTTACCTCAATTCCGGCAGAACTCTCCCGCAATACGACACGTTATAAGGTAGGAAGCGTGATTGAGAATGCGACAGCCGCCCGGCTCAGTGAGTTGTTGATGGATATGGCAGATTCCATGACGGTAAACTTTGCCTATCATGCGAATGATCCCAGTGTAGGATTCTCTCTTCATGCTGATTACGACTATTTCAAGATGTTTCTTGCTGATACGGGATTGTTCGTTACGCTCGCTTTTATGGATCGCGACTATACGGAAAATGTGATATACCGGAAGCTCCTTTCCGATAAACTCAGTACAGATTTGGGGTATGTATACGAGAATGCAATCGCCCAAATGTTGAAGAGTGCAGGCAATGAACTTTTCTACTATACATTTAAGGAGGAGACAGTGAAAGACGAAGAAGAGAATAAAACTGTCCGCAGTTATGAAATAGATTTCCTGCTTTCGCGTAAAGACAAGATATGCCCTATCGAAGTTAAATCTTCCGGATATAACTCACACAAATCCCTCGATAAATTCCAGCAAAAGTTTTCGGCGAGAATCCTTCACAGGTATCTTCTCTATACCAAAGATCTAAAGAAAGACAAGGATATTTTTTGCTTGCCCGTATATATGACGGAATTATTATAAAGAATTATCAAAGCAAGGCAGTAAAGAAACAGGAGAAAGATAGGTTATGAGAGATACGATATTTATAAGTCATGCAACCCCGGCAGATAACGATTTTTCCATCTGGATTGCTTCCCGATTGGAGATGTTAGGATATAAGGTTTGGATAGATAAAGAAGGGTTACTGGGTGGAGAGCGTTTTTGGGCGACCATTCAAAAAGCCCTGGATCGTTCGATAAAAGTTTTGTTCGTTTATTCAAAAAATATTGTAACGACAGAAGGTATACTTCGGCAAGGAATTGAAAATGAGTTGGAATACGCAAAGAGTATTGCTGCACAAGATGGATTGCAGGATTTTATCATACCATTACATATCGACAATTCCAGCTATCATTTAGTAATAGGACAACCTAATATTAACCATATTCCATTTAATAATAATTGGGCTGATGGATTAAAGCAACTGCTAAAAAAACTGGAGAAAGACAATGTCCCTTCTAATTTCGGCAATCAGAAGTCTTCATTTTCAGAATGGTATGAAAATGAGTATATTTCTAACTGCTCAATTATACCCCACGAAGAGCGATATTATACTTCATGGTGGTCGATAGCTGAAATGCCGAATAGGTTCTATATGTATCAATTTGCCAATACCGCTCAAGCTAAAGCCATCAGAGACCTGAATAAAGAAATTCCGATTAGTTTATTATCCAATTGTATTTCTTCGTTTGATGGAAATTTGAATTTTTCCGTTCAAAGAGATAATGAAATGATTGAAGTTAGGCCAGAACACACGTTTGCATTTTCTCTAACAGATATTTTAGATGGGTTCATGTCTGAGAAGTTTCCTCAACATAGAGATGTCGAGAATCATTTCAAGAGGCTGATGTATTGTGTAATTGCCAATCTATTCAGACGTGCTGGCTTATGGAAGCATGAAATGTCGAATAAGAGATTAGCTTATTTTCTCCCGAAATATGATAAAATTACGAAAGTAAAATTTATCTATCCTGAAAGTACAAGGAAAAAGGCAAAAGCTCTATTAGGAGAAATGCGAGGAGTGGGATTTTGGCATTATGGAGTCTCTATTCAACCGACACTATTCCCGTTTATTGGGTTTTCTCTTAAATCACATATTCTGTTTACATCGGACGGCGCTCAATTGATAGATGATGAAAAAAAGCAGCACTCTTTCAGAAGGAAAAAAGGAAAGTACCTTTTTAATAAAGAATGGAGAGATTTATTGCTCGCATTTATTCAGCGTCTAAAAAATAAAGAGGGAGAAATAAGCATTCAGGTAACGACGCCGGGAAAGCAAGTCAAGCTGAAAGAATGGCCGGAAATGCTTATAAGTGAAATAGGATACATAGATCCAGACACCGAAATGAGCATTGATAAAATAGAAGATTATTACGAAGATTTAACGGCAGAGGAAACAAATGATTGAACCTACTCTCAAATACATCAGTGAGCCATCATTGACATTCGGTAGTGGCCAAACAGCAATTGACCCCCGGGATGGTTTAATGCTTTTTGGTCCCTTTGATCATAAAAGGATTAAAGGTGTTAGAAATATCGGTATCATCGGTTCGGCTAACTTAAGGAGAAAAATGATTGATTATCTGAAAAGGATACATGGTCCTATTGTTAATGGGGATTTATCCATTGCCCGACCAAATTTCCCGGGATTAGAATCTACCTTCGGCATATCGATCAATTTTGATAACATTATTCAACTTGATATTAAGCAAAAGGATATTGATGAATACCTAAAATACACGGATTCTCATCAACGAGTTCATAATTTAGTGAATCTATATGTCCAGCCGTTAATACGGTATACCGAGCATGAAGAGATGCCTGTGGATGTTTGGTTTGTCGTAATACCAGAGGATATTTATAAATTCGGCAGACCAAATTCGAAAATTCCGAAATCGGAAGATAATATTAACATTGGGCTTAAGAAAAATGAACGGAATTCGACCCAATTGGATATGTTTTTCCAAGAGGAAAAAGATACCCTTCGAGAAGCGTATGAGTTTGAAGTCAATTTTCACAATCAGCTAAAAGCCAAAATATTATCTGCAAAAATCGTCACTCAGATAATTCGGGAAAGTAAAATAGCCTATGAGAATCTGTTAACCGATAAGCAAATTGAGGAAGAAAAAAAATTTGATACAGCTAAAGCATGGAACATATCTAATACCCTCTATTATAAATTAGGAGGTCTTCCGTGGAAACTTGGAGAGATTAGAGATGGAGTTTGTTATTTGGGATTAGTATATAAGAAAACAGAAAGCGATACAAAGAACAAAAATGCTTGTTGTGCAGCTCAGATGTTTCTTGATTCAGGCGATGGGATGGTTTTCAGGGGAAATGTTGGTCCTTGGTGGAATCCTACTACCGGCGAATTTCATCTTTCACAGCAAGATGCTTTTGAGGTCGTGTCTCAATCTTTAGAAGCATACTATAATCGCTTTGAATGTTATCCCAATGAAATTTTTATCCATGCAAAAACATTTTTCGATGATCCGGAGTGGGCTGGATTTGAAGACGCAGTTGCGGGCAAGTCAAAAATTATCGGAGTAAGAATAAAGGAAAATAGTACATTTAAGTTATATCGGCAATATTCGTATTGCGTTCCTAGAGGAATGATGTTACAGTATGATGATAGAAAAGCGTTCCTTTGGACAAAAGGATTTATCCCCAGATTCAAAACTCAGATTGGTTTAGAGACGCCGAATCCAATTGACATAGCCGTAACCAGAGGAGAAGCAGATATTGAAGTGGTTTGTAAGGATATATTGGGTTTGACGAAGTTAAATTACAATGCTTGTATATATGGTGACGGTATTCCCGTCACATTGAAATTCGCTGATTCCATCGGGGAAATCCTCACTGCGGGGAAAGATATCAAAACAGGTGTACTGCCTTTCAAACATTATATTTAGTATTACTTTTTTGCTCAAACCGGATGATGAACAACAAAAAACGCATAATATTATATAGCATTCCTAATGCCATTTTCTTTTACATATCTCACAACCATATGATTGAGAAGCGTTCGGTGTACTTCGCTGATAAGATGATTAAAGCGATTGAATAAATCCGTTAATTGTACAGTTTCCATGGCGATTTTACTCTCATTTATCTCTTCGTGACGCAGTTTATAAAGTTTAGTTGCATTGATGTGCACTTCGGCATCTCTTTCGTCTTTCCACCAAGAATTTTTTGAAATCTGCTCCAAGTCCGACAATAATTCATCAAACTCGCTTTTGAATCCGGGAAACATCGTTATGATGGTTTCCAACTGCGCGCAATGGGAATCTTTATATCCCTTCTTGCTAAACCCATATAGCTTTTTGAAACTTTCATTAAGTTGGACTTTCAGTTTGCCCCGAAGAAAGCTTTTTTCATACGGATTCGTCGCCCTGACAAATAATTTTGTCAATACGATGCAATCACAAAAGGAGTAACCTGTAAAAGTACTGGTAAGGATTAGCGTATTGGTAATTTTATCATAATCGGAATTTTCAGACTCCTGAATCTTGGTTGCGAGTTGGCATATTTCCTCAATGCACTCGGAAAACATGTTTATATATTCATCCGATTTTTCACAGAACTCTACCCGTTCTTGCTCAGACAGTATTCTGTTATTATAGGTTAGCTCACGAATCATACAAACTCTATGTTAATTTACCCGTTTTCCGTTTTACATCTTAATGGCTTGGTCAGAATTGCTCTCGAACGAACAAACTCATTTCGTGCCGACGGTTTTAACTAGGAATATGCCGGTTACGGAATTGGCACCCGATTTTTCAAGTTCACGTTTTATGAGCGTAAAACTCATGCCGGTAGTCAGAATATCGTCGATTAGCAAAACGTCGCGCCCCTCGATATAATCCGGGTCGAAGACTATGCCGGACATATCCCTTTGTTGCGTACCTTTTTGTTGTTCCCTGTCGTACTCGATCCGGACGGTAGGAAAACCGTCGTCTATTATCAGCCGGCGGGAAAGTTCCCCGCAAAAGGACTCGAAACGCTGCCGGTGCCTCTCTTTCGTGGAAGCCGGAAGAGGTATCAGGATAGGCTCTTCCAGATTGTCGAAATATCTCATGCGTGATATAGCCAAAGAGAAGAGTTTGGCGGCCAGCAACGCACTGGCACCCTCTTTGAAGCGAAATACGAGGTTAGTGACTTTTTTCTGTTCGCTCATGAGTTTAATTTATGCGACACGGGATAATAGTCGTGGATATAGAAACATAACGCCCCGTCCACGCGTTTACCCCGGAACCGGTTGGTCATGGGATAATAGCTGCGGATGAAATCGCCCTTAAAGGTGAATTTCAGAATGTCGTGCCACAGCCGAAGGGTCTGCTCGTCCTCGATCCGGAACATCTCGCTGCCGTAAGCATCCTCTCCGGCCAGCCCCATGCCGATCCGCAAACGGTCGTTGAAACGGCCGGACGATACGATATACCAATCATAAGCACGGCATAATAGTTCGATGTCGCAGTCGTCGGTGCAGAGAAAGTAAAAGTTACTCTCCTCGTCCCGGACTAAAAGGAACTCGCCGCCGACCTGCATCATATCCTTTTCGATGTCGAAATAGTTCCCGAGCGGCATCGGGTAATCGGCATCTGCTATCTCGCCGGGTACTCCGAAGCTGAAATTGGTAATCATAGAGCGATGTTTATGTTGTCATTGTTAAAGTTTTCAACGGTTTGCATCATCAAATTAACAAGCTAAGATTTGGCACTGAATTGTTAGTATTCCTAAATAAAAGCAGTTAAGGTTCAATTCGCAGGGTGATAGTCCCGTTTTTAGCTTCACTCAGGAATGTATCGTATAATTGCCGCCATTGCATACAATGTTCTTGAAAGATAGCATTACGCTGGCTTTCAGTCATACCGGATTCGTTCATAAACGTAGTGTAGCACACATATACGGTATCTACTTTATCCTTATGCCTGTCACCGTCCTCACTTATCATACTCTCTGCTTTCATGTAGGTAAAACAGATCCCGTCCCTGATACGAAAGGCATACTTTCCATATTCTCCGTATTTTTCATGGTTGCGGTTGATGCCCTCATTTTGCTGGAGGGGCATGACGGTAGTATTCCGGGAAAAATATCTTACAGCTACTTCATTAGCACTCAGCGATTCGTCTTTTAAGAAACGCTCCCTGTATCGTTGAAAAAAATGGGATGTATAGGCACTGATTTGCCTGACGCCTACCATTTTGCTATCCGGGGTGTGCTTATACCCGCTTGCACCCCATTGAACGACAAACCGATGTTTGTCTGCATAAACAATACAGAAAGAGCCGACTTCGGGATATTCTGCACGGGTCCTGGTTTCTGCATAAAAATAAATGATATACTGATTGTTGGTTGCCGGAATCTTATATTCATAAAGTTCCCACGCAGGAAAACGGCTTGTTTTACGAAATGCTTTAATCGCTTTGGGCCGTAGGTATTCTTGCTTGATGTCTACTTTGTATTTGTCAGCGGCGAGATGGTCGTACATCTCCCTATATGTCATCGAAGTCAGAAGCATAATCAAATATAACTGTTTCAGCCATTCAAATTTCGCATATTTTCCTCGCTTTTACAAATTCAAAGTGGCGACGCCAACCGTGGCATATAGCGACGTCAACCCTTACATCTGCGTCGGCAAAAGGCTCGGACGTGTATTCCATAAAGTATTTTTGGGTTCCGGGAAAGCTAAACATTGTAATTATGGAGATGATAATGATTGAAAAACGGGTCTATGACTCTATGGTGGCCAAACTCGAAACGCTGGCCGGAAGGATCGAGGCCCTGAATGCAAAACAGCAAAAACGTTTAGGACGTTGGCTCGACAATGAGGAGGTCTGCGAGATGCTGTGCATCGCCAAAAGGACGCTTCAGGCATATCGTGAAAAAAGGCTCATTCCTTACACACAAGTCGGACATAAAATCTACTATAAGCCGCAAGACGTAGAGGCATTGTTGAAACAATCGAAAAAGTAAACGGAGGAACAAACTATGAGAAATAATATTGTGCAGGGCTCGGACAGTAGCGAGACCGAAGTGTTCGACCTGATAAAGCGTATCGAAAAGGGGCTGGAAAAATTCGGTACGAACCATCGCCTGATTCTGGGCGGCGAGTCGTACCTGACGGACAAGGAAATTTCGGAGCGGCTGAAAGTCCACCGCCGGACGTTGCAGGAATACCGCAGCTCGGGGAAACTCCCTTATTACATGATATGCGGGAAAGTGCTGTACCGGGAGTCGGAGATCGAAAAGTTACTCCGGGATTCGTATAACGGAACGGATGATAAGGCGTTGCTGTAACACCGGAAAGAGAAGACAGTCTGTCTGACAAATTCCCGAAATTGAAAATCGCCCCTGTCAGGATGAATTTCGACAGGGGCGAAAACATTAGAATCAAGGTGGTTAGACGGATTTTTTCTTTCCGAGGTCAGTTCACTACCGTCCGTTCCTCCTGCGAGACCTTCAGCACGACCATCGGGGAATAGGGGCGGCGGATCAGCCACCGCCGGAACGCCGCGCTCTGAGGCGTGTCCACCCGAAAGGCCAACGCCGAGATCATTTCCAGATTATACAGTTCTGCATGGGCCGTCGGAAGATTCGAGGTTTCCGACATACGTAGTGCGCCGTGCTTGTAGATCGCCCGTATATTGCTCGTAATCGCCGGGACGAACACCTCGAACATACGGGCAATCTCGGACGTGGTCAGCCACACATCGCCGTCTGCACCGGGGGTTACGGTTACGGTATTGTACTCGATCGTTATCGTTCCTGTCGCTCTTTCTCCTGTCGTTGCCATATTGTTTGGATATTAGTTTCTTAATTATACGAATATTTTTGCTTTCCGTCAAGCGAACGCCGCTTTCCCTTTGTCGGACCGGGCCCGTTTCTTTTTCATAACGCTCACATCCTCTTCGCATAAGACTATTTTCCGGCCTTTCGTTCTCGTTTTAAGTCCTTTCATATCTTCACCCACCTTTTTGTCGGTCACTTTGGCGTAAATCTGAGTCGTGGTGATGCTCTTGTGTCCCATCATACGGCTCACGGTTTCGATAGGCACGCCCATCGAGAGGGTAATATGTGTCCCGAAATTATGCCGGGCCTTATGGAAAGTCATATCGAAACCATATGCTTGTCCCAGTTTTCGCGTAAGTATGATAAGATGCTTCCGGCTGTAAAGGTTGAAAATCTTGTCGCTTCGACGTTCAGACCGGTATTTCTCGATGATCCGCAACGGAACCTCCAGCAACCGGACTGCCGAGGGCGTATCTGTTTTTTTGCGCCGTATATGAAGCCACCACGTTCCGTCGGCGGTCTGCGTGATATCCTTATCCGAGAGCCGGTTCAGGTCGGAGTAGGACAGGCCCGTGAAGGTGGAGAAGAGGAACCAGTCCCGCACCCGCTGAAGATTGGGTTTGTCGATGGGCGTTTCCATCAGCTTTTTGAGGTCTTCGAGTTTGAGGTGGCGGCTCTTGCGTTCGGGCAGCTCCGGGTGCAGCCTGCCGTAAGGGTCGCGGCGGAGCGTACCTTGGCTGACAGCCCGTTTGGTCATTTTCTTCAGGCGGTACAGGTGTTCGTGCACCGTTTTTTGCATCATATCGCACTCCGTTCGCAGAAAGAGGTCGAAGTCGTCGTAGAACGTTTTGTCGAGATTTCGGAGCGTTACGTCTTCCTGCCCGTATTTCTGTTGTACGAACGCAGCCAAGTGGTTGTAGGAGTTCTCGTAGCTGGCATAGGTCTCTTTCGTCCGATCTACGCCGACCCGTTTGTAAAACTCTGCATTGTGTTCCCGGAACAGGGCCAGCAGCGTGAGCGGCTTCTGTCCTACGCCTTTTACGGCATTCTTCACCAGTTCCGCCGTGACGAAGCCGAGGTCGTTGCGAATCCTCCGATAGTGGGCTTCGATCTGTTCGGTCAGCAGGTCGATGGCCCGGTTTACCTTGCGGGCATTGGCACTCCGGCCGTCCGCGCGTCCTGTTTCCGGATTCCACAACGACGGTTCGATGGCGGCTTTGATACCTATATGAGCCGATTCGGCGTCGATGCTGACTTTGCACAAGAGCTGGCAGGTGCCGTCCTTGCGGACTTTAGTTCGATTGATATAGAACAGTACGGCGAACGTACTGCGGCGTTTTATCTCCTTATTGTTCGTTTCCATGATGATTCGGATTTGAAAAAGGTGATTACAGAGCTATCGAAAACCGCTCGGCGAGCTTCTTGTCGAGGTTTTGCGTATCCGCGCCGATTTTGTCATCGGTTACTTTGGCATAAATCTGTGTCGTGTCGATACGTGTGTGGCCCAGCATCTTACTGACCGTTTCCAGCGGAACGCCCTGCGAAAGCGTGATTTCGGTGGCGTAGGTATGCCTTCCGCAATGGAAAACGAGCCGCTTTTCGATACCGCAGATCGAGGCGATACGTTTCAGGGCCCGGTTGAGTGTAGTGTTGCCGTACATAGGAAGTAATTTCCCTTCCGGCGCGATACCCCTGTATTTGTCGAGAATACGGAGGGGAATATCGAGCAGCGGCAGTTCGTAGTCGATCTTCGTCTTCTTGCGCGAAGTTTTGATCCACACCTCGCCGTCCTCGGCAATTTCCAGATCATCTTCGCTTAGGCGGCACATATCCCCGTAAGGAATGCCCGTATAACACGAGAATAGGAACAGGTCGCGGGTTTGGTAGAGCGTCGGGTGATGGAGCGGCGTGGTCATCAGCCGGTGCAATTCGTCGGCAGTGAGGTATTTCTGCACCCTTTCGGGGCGTTTCGGTTCGTACCCGGCGAACGGGTCGGCCGTGATGATACCCTCCGCCACCGCTTCGCCGACGATCGTGTTCAGCCTTGTGGTCAGCAGGACGATAGTTCCCGACGCGATGCGGCGTTCCGTCCGCAGGTAGAGGTCGTACCTGTCGATGAACGACCGGTCGAGGGCAGTAAAGGGAATATCCGAGAGTTTGTACTGTGTTTGCAGGAAAGCGGAGACGCAATTACGGGCGTAACGATAAGATTTGAGCGTGCCTTTCTCGCGGTTTACACCCACGCGCTTCTCGAAATGCTCGATAAACGTTTGAAAATAACCAAGCAGGGTTGTTTGTCCGGAAGCCTTGCCCAGCAACAGATCCCGTACCTCTTCGGCGGTCACGACCTCCCGTATTGCAGACTGTTCCTTATAAATGGCCAGTGCCGAGGCACGCAGTTCGTCCAACTTCCGGTTGATTTCCCGCGTAGCGGCGCTCTTTCCCGTAGCGCGGCCCGATTCCCACGACGATACGGGAACCGACATCTTGGCACTGAAAGCCGCCTCGGAATGGTTGCCGACGGTCAACCGTGCCATGACAGGACAACAACCATCGGCATTCGTTTCGCTCTTTTTAAGGTAGAACGCGACCCTTACATCCATTTGTTCCATAACTCTATTTATCTAATTGCAAAATTAGTTGATATAGAGCCATTTGAAGCCATGAAAAATATAGCAGAACAGCGAAACAGAACCCCGGATCGAATAAACGCGGCTGTATTTTCCCGATAATCGAAAAAAACGGTTATCTTTACAGTGCGAATACCGAAAATACAAGCATTCTTTGCGGTAGCAAGCGGTTCGACAGGGTGTTTTTCAGCGAATTTTTCCGGGCCGAAAAAGGCAACGGATAAGTAGCAATCGCCCTTCTTAACCTCTCACAATCCTACTTTTTGATGAGTCGGACAGACAGAGAGATATACCGCTTGACTTTCTTTAGTGTCAGTCACTTATCTTAATCTATCCGATTCTTTCGTTTTTACGCGAGTTCTTCGTATCTTTGCGGAGATACGTCGCAAACACCCTGCCGGTTCGCGGAGCCTGCGGATGTCCCGCTGCGGTGCGCTGGTACCTCCGGATGCGATATGACGATTTGATATGAATACACTCGATACATTCGACCCCAATGGGGTAGGGCTCGACAACGGGGCCTATTTCGGCCTGCCTTTCACGCCCGACGAGGCGAGGCTGGTGCTGATTTCGGCGCCGTGGGACGTTACGGTTTCCTACGGTACGGGGACGTCGGAGGCGCCCGACGCCATTATCGAAGCCTCGATGCAGCTCGACCTCTACGACGCTCTGTCGCCCGGCGCGTGGCGGCGCGGCATCGCCACGGCCGACATCGACTACTCGCTGTTGGAGACTTCGCAACGGCTGCGCTCGGACGCCGAGCGGGTGATCCGCCACCTCGAAGAGGGTGGGGCGGTCGCCGACGATGCGGTCTGCCGCAAAATCCGCCGCGTGAACGAAGGCTGCGTGCAGATGAACGAAAATATCCGTGCGCAGGCCCGTGCGTGGCTGGCGCAAGGCAAGCTCGTCGGCCTGGTCGGCGGCACCAACACGTCTGGCGCGGGCGGGACATGGGCGCGGCCCTGCCGCACCGAGCGGAT